GATTGTGAGGCCTGTCAACTTCTGAACCAACGGCCCGACCATATTCGCCATGTCGCCAAGCGTCTTTTTCATCGTGTCGAACGCGGTCAGGACTTTGCTCGAGATCATCAACAGCGGCCCGATCGTCGCGACTACCAATCCGACTACTAAGAGGACGTCCTTTAACGGCCCCGGCAAGTCGCCAAACTTCGCGGCGAGGTTGCCGACCATTGTGAGGATAGGCATAAAGAGAGTGAGCAGTTGCGTCGCCATCCCGATAAGCGCCTCGCCGATCGGAGCGAATGCGAGGATTGCCTTTTGCTTTAATAACTCGAATTTCTCGCTCAAGGTTTGCATAGCCTCGGCCGACTTCTGTGTCGCGCCTTGGCTATCCGTGATCGCCTTCGTAAGTTGATCGTTGCTCAGTTTACCGGCCACGCCTGCGGCGGTGAACATATCGGCGTTCTTGCCGAGGAGTGTTGTCTCGGCAGCGGTGTATTTTCCACCCTCTTGAGCATCCTTGACCATGTGCTGCCAAAATGCTGATGAACTCTCGCCCGCCTTGGCCGCCGCCGGGCCTATCGCGGTGAGGATTGGCGTGATTTGTTTTGCCTTTAGTCCCGCCTGAGTCATCCCGTCTAGTAGTGCGATCTGCGCCGGAACGCTCAGTCCCATTTTAGACATTGCCGCCGTGCCTTTGTCAAACGCCGGGGCGATTTGGTCAATGGAGACGCCGGTCTTTTGGAACCCGACGGTCATCATGTCCGTCAGTTGTGGGATTGTGAGGAGAGGCGCGTGGATCGCGGTGAGGCCCATGTTCGCGCCCGTTAATGCCTTTGTGAACGTATCAGTGTCGGCGGCGGCATCCGTCCCCGTTACCTTGGCATAGTTGACCATCGAGGTCGCAGCCTCAGTCATTGCCGTGCCTTGGAGATGCAGTGAGTTGTTGAGTTTGTCGATCACTGAGGTTAATGTATCAGCGGCGACGGGGACATTTGAATAAACAGTTTTCCAGCTATTTTGTAGCGCCGTGAGTTGTGACCCTTGGAGGCCTGTCGACTTCGCCATCGTGGAGAATGCTGAATCGACGGTCATTGCGGCCTTGACCGAGAATGCGCCGATAGCAATGAGAGGCGCAGTGACTCCGGCGGTCATTGCGGTTCCTGCGGAGCTGAGTGTCGCGGAGTGACTTTTGACGTTGCTCTCGAATCCGCTGACGTCACTCTCGGCTTGTTTAAAGCCGTTGCTCAGGCCGGTCAGATCTGCGCCGAATTTTACGATTATGTCGCTAGTAGCGCCTCCGAGAACCATTTATGCCTTCTCCTTCTTGCGATCGTCTTCGATCTCCCATGGTGGTTTTCCTTCCGGCCCCCAAACCGACGGGTCGGCCTTGTAAATCACGACTCCGTCACCAACCACCATTCCGCCCTCTTTGTCGAGGTTAAATCCGCAACAGTCCCGAGCAACGAGTTCAGCATTTCTCCACTCGTCGGAATCGTGCGGGACTGTGTCGGGATTATGCCCCCATTGCTCGAGGAGTGATCGTGTTGTTTGAAGTAGTAACTCCTCGGGGTCGATGTCGATTGATACTGGCTGCGGAACATACGCTTCCCGGCGCTGTGCATAGTATTCAGCGCCTCCGTGTCCTTCGACATAGTCGTTATACCATGGAAGTAAGTCCTCTATTGTGACTAATTCCTGCTCTTTGTCCCATCGATTGACATTGTGCAGTGTAGAGATGATTTGGGCGCGTTTGATAGCATCGAGTTTCTCCCGCTCCTGCCATCCTCGGAACAATTGCTTAAACTGGAAGTGCGTCAGCGCGAACAGCTCATCATACGAGAGATGCAGCACGCCGAGGCCGACCAGTAAGATCTCGTCCCAATTAAACAGGTTCAGTTTTTTTCGTCGCCTGCCTCCTCACCTTCACCGACTCCGACTTGCTCCCCGGCTTCCGTTGCTCCCGCAATGAACTCGTCATTCTCTGACGACGGCGTGCCGGTTATCGTGCCTTCAAACGCGAGGCCGATCGCTTCGCCGATCTTCTCGATCACATAACCAAAGTCCTCAACTCCGAGGATCTTCCCCGCGAGGTCTTTGGTCATTCCCGGGAACTGTTGCTTCAAGGCTGCGGCCAAGAGGACACGCATGTCGTGGAAGCTGATATTCTCAGGATGTTCGCTCCCGCTCTTGTTGAGAACTTGGAGCAGCGATTCGCTTCCACGGAACTCGAGTTCCGCATCAGCCATCGCATTATAATCGAGTTTTAGGTGAACCGACCGATGATCTTTTGGCCGGATATATTTCTTTGCTATCGATTTTTTAAAGTCGACTTCGACTTCGCCCTTATGTGGATTCGCCATTGATATACGGTTTAACTCCTTTATTGCCCGGTCGTTGGTTTAGAGACGACCATAATACTCAGGCCTGCACTCCCCGATATGGAGAACGTGACCTTGCATCGATTCGGAAGATTCGCTCCGCTCGGATCGATCGTTTGATTGAACCGACTTGGCGCAAAGCCGCCGAGGATCTTGACCTTTGCCGTCACGTTACCGGCGGCAATCGTCGCGGGGACGTTGTGCTCGGCGGTATAGCCTTGATCGCACGCGGAAGCTTCGAGAACGGTGATCGTCCCAATGTTCGCCGACGTGTTGAGGACGTGTAGCACTTGCGTCCCGTCATTGAGGAAGACGATTCCGTTTGTATAGTCGGCCGCTTGCAGAGCATACCATTGAGCGTTTGCTCCGGTCGTCGCCTGTGCGGGCGGCGTGGTGTTCGTCGAGTCGGTGATGGTCGCCACGTATGGCGTTACATCAATTGGATTTACCATGTTTGTTCACTCCTTTACGACTTAACCGACGATCGGAGATTGCAGGACGACGATCGTGACCTTGCCGCTCGAGATCGTTGTCCCATCGTAGGCAACGGCGATCGTGTTCCCAAACTTTGAGGTCGGAAACGGCCCGTATGGGACGGCTTTGCCTGCGAGAGTCGTCTCGGTCTTGTCGTGTTCGATGCCGAGACTGCATTTGTTCTCGGTGAACGTGACCGTGCGCGAGCTTGAGTCAGCGTTGATATGCACGAATATCTCCTTGCCCGTATTCGGGAACGTGTCGAGCGCCAAGTCCGTCGGAGCCGCTGCGATCCCTGCCAAGTTGTTAAGATCTATGCCGCCGCCTGTTAAAGAAAAGGCGACCGGCACGTATGCTGATCCTGCCATTGTTCAACGCCTCCGTTTAAGCGTATTGCAGCACGCCGCAGCCGGTGACGGTCAGCGTCAGTTTGGTCACGGCCCTGTTGGTCGCGTCGCTGTCCCATCCCATCACAGCGTATCCAAAGTAGCCGGTCGTTGCGCCGTTAGGCTTCCACGCGACGCGCCTCATCTCGAGACCCATTGGCATGTTCCGGGCGAGCATTTGGCCGGGATCGGTAAGGTTCCACTGACAATCAAGGGTCAATGACCAATCGTAACCGACGGCAATCGCCAATCCTGCGGCGCTGTCTTTGTTCGTGGCGTCCGCAGTAACAGTTTTAACACTCATCTTTGAGGTCGTTTCACCGCCAATCCCGACCCACGTCGGAGCGCCTTGTGTAACTCCGGCAAGGGCGGTCGAGTCGACGTAAAACCTCGTCACCATTCCGTTCTCAAAAGAGGGCGGATAGCAGCTAATGTTTACCATCTCATATCACTCCTTATTTTAATTCGGCTTTCATTTGCACGGTGAGCACGGACTTCCGCACTCCGACCAGCCTCGAGTCGTCCTCTCGCGTCACGATTGACCGGATTGCGTAACTCCGCAACCTGAGAGGTTCGTTCATCAATGCTCGTCTCACCGAGTCCTTAAAGAGGATCAGCCGCGTCTCCGTGTCATAGCCTTTCGCAATGACACAGGTCACTCGCACCTTTAAGATTCCTCCATTTGGCGGGATCATCGCCGTGCAATCGTCAACAAAGTCTTGTTTAATCTCAACGGTCGGAAGGGCATCGGTGTTGACCCTGAGTCCCTCCGCCTTGAGCCGCTTCCTCACTACATCGGAGAGCATCTCCATATCAGTCATTGGAACTGGCTCAGGCTCGGGCTGTTGTTTCCTATTAGGAAACTCCTTTTTAATCTCGCCTGCCTCGACCGACATCTCTATCTCTTCGGGTTTAACCACAACGTCTTTTTTCTTTGGCATATCGTCCCTCCCGGCTAATTATTCTGTTTAATCGTGAATACAAGCTCTTGCAGCGATCGCTCGAGTTCCTCTCTGACCCTCTTGGCAAGACCTTCCTCCGCGAGCAGGCTGGTCGATCCGTTCCCAAACGTGAACAACTGAATACAGAAGTTGCTTGTATCTGCGAATTGCATCGTGCCATTGATCGCCGCGTCAGAGAGCGCCTCGAATACGACGCCAAGGATTGCGATGTTATCCATCGTGCCGCCATATCCGGTGAAGACGTATAACTCGAGCGTATAATCATCCTCGAAAAAGTCTTTGGTCGCTTGATTGTTCCAAGTGCAATCGCCAAGGCACACATATGGGAGCGGCATTCCCTTCGGGATCGTCTCGAAGACCGGCACGATTGCGCCCTTGTATGAGATCGCGCCTTGGAGGATGGAACTGATTAATACACGGAGTTCAAACTGCGGACTCTTTTTTGCGAAGGTCATAGTTTTAATACCTCGAGAGAGGCCGTCATTATCCTGACTGCCTCGGCCTTGGCCGGTTCAATGATTGGAGTGATAAAGTCATTCGCCTTTGTTCCCTTCTTGCGTATGCTCGCAATGATCGGATAGACCGCTTCCTTCGGGATTCCCTTGCGCTTCGCCCACTGCGCGATCGCCGCTTGCCCCTCCTCACTTACCGGATGCGGCTTTGTTCCTTCTCTGACCCATCCGGTATATTTGGCCGTCGAGACAATCGTCGTCGTCGGGTTCCCCACGGTTCCCGGGACTGCGTGAATCCCGTTGACGAGTCCTGACGTCCCTCCGCGTGGCGCTTTAGCCTTGAGCCGGGACGCGGTCAACATTGTGAAGGCGTTGAGATCCTTGACGATCCGCGTCTTGAGCGTTGTCTCAGCGGCCCTCCACTTCCCCAATAATTGATCGGCCCCCATAACTGAGGCGCTGAGAACAGGCGAGCGGGTCGGAGCAGGCGGCGCAGCCATTAGAGATACTCCTCCGCTTGTGTCGTGCCTTCGACAATGTTGAGGTTCATATAGTGATAATCTCCCGCGATGTTTGT